GCTCAATCAAGTGAATGGGGTATTCTTTATGATTATCTCACGAAATTTGGAACAGATCGCATTGTTGCTGGTGATTATGGTAAATTTGATAAGCGTATGTTAGCTGATTTTATTTTGGCTGCTTATGATGTAATAATCAATATTTTCCGTAAAGCTGGTTTTGATGATGAGACGCTTCGAATCATTGCTGGTATTGCTGAGGACACAGCTTTCCCTTTGACAAATGTCAATGGTGATTTGGTTGAATTCTTCGGTACAAATCCTTCGGGTCATCCTTTAACTGTTATTATCAATTCTTTAGTCAATGCACTTTATATGAGATATTGTTATTTTTCTCTCAATCCTGAGAAAGAAGTTTCAAGTTTCAAAAAGAATGTTGCTTTGATTACATATGGTGATGACAACACAATGGGTGTTAATCGTTCCGCAAATTGGTTCAATCATACAGCAATCAAGAACATTTTAGCTTCAATTGGAGTTGAATATACGATGGCTGATAAATTGTCTGAATCAGTACCTTTTATCCACATAAATGATGTTTCTTTTTTAAAGAGAAAGTGGGTGTGGAACGATGATGTAGAAAATTGGCTATGTCCTTTGGACGAAAATTCAATGATTAAATCTTTAACTGTTTGGGTTCCATCGAAAACAATCGATAAGTACAAACAATGGTTGAAGTGATCATCAGTGCCAATAATGAATATTTCTTTCATGGCAGAGAAAAATTCGAGGAGAAGCATGCGTTTTTCTCAAAAGTAGTGAGTTCATCACCTTACTGCTTCTATCTCCCTGAATCTGGATTGCCTACGTATGCTGAATTGGTAGACAGATTCAAACGAGCCTCAAAGGCTTAGCACTTAATTGTGCGACTATGTATGTATTGAGCCATTCATACATTTTTATAAACGGTTTTGCAAAAATTACAATATGATGAATACAAAAAATGTTGATGTGATCACTAAAAGTATCACACTAGTTGCTGGGTTTGAAGAGCCTAGTTATCTTAGTAATAATTTTTTCAAATTACAAAGTGAAGACGTGGATTCGTCTTCCATCCTTACATCGGAAGTATTGACATTTGTCGATTCTGAACAGAACCAAACTAATATTCCTTATTTACCTAATTCAATTTCTGGATCTGGGCAAACTTCGAATACAAGTCTTGGTAATTTTCTTTCTCGGCCAACGATTATTTCTACTACTCAATGGGATACTACTGATCTTCAGGGAGTCCTCTATCAATCAGAACCATGGTATGATTTTTTGAATAATGCGGTGATAAAAAATAAAATACAGAATTATGCTTATTTACGAGCTAAACTGTGTTTGAAATTTGTCATTAATGCTTCACCTTTCCATTTTGGTATGTGTCGTGTAGCATATGAACCTAGTGTAAACATTGCTAACACTGGTTTCCGTAAGACGAAGATCAACACTATATGGGCTGGAGTTTCTCCGGGTGCTGTTGTGTCTTATTCCCAATTACCAGGAGTGGATATTATCCCTTCTTGCAATTCTGGTGGACATTTAACTTTGCCCTTTTTTCTCCATAAATCGTGGTTGCCTTTGAATTCAGCAGCTGATGCTAAATCTATGGGTAAATTGACATATTATGTTTATGCACCTTTGGATGTTGCCTCAGTTTCTGCTTCTCCATCTATCGAGATTGTTACATACGCTTGGTTAGAAGATGTGGAATTATCTGGATCCTCTTCACAGTTGGTTTTACAATCTTCTGATGAATATGATGGTCCAGTTTCAATGCCAGCTTCTGCTCTTGCTCGTTTTTCAAAACATCTTGAACAGATTCCTATGATATCCAAATTTGCTCGTGCAACTACAGTGGCTGCTTCAGCAATTGCTAAAGTTGCATCAATTTTTGGGTATACTAATGTTCCTGTCATTGCCGATGTTAGTGGTTTCGTACCACTTCCATATTCGATGATGTCGACGAGTGAAATTTCTGCACCTGTGCAGAAACTTACACTTGATCCAAAACAAGAACTATCAATAGATCCGACTTTGCTCAATATTGGTTCAACTGATGAAATGTGTATTAAACATATCATTAGTAAACCTACTTTATTGAATAATTTTGCTTGGTCTTCAGCAGCATTTAAAGGTGATGTTTTAGCTAATTTTCGCATTTCACCAATGCTGTTTCAATCATATAGAGTTCCCAAGTTTGAAACTTTCAGTTCTATTGCTGTTTGGCACACATGGTTGTCATATCTAGGTATGTTATTTTCTCATTGGAGAGGTGATATTATTTTTGATATACATGTTGTGTGTACTAAATTTCATAAAGGACGATTGCAAATTTCTTGGGATCCCTGTGGTTCCTCGGGTGCTACCCAGTATTCTGAAAATGCTGTTACAACAACAATTTTAGATATTGGGGAAAATAACCGAGTTTCTCTTTCAGTTCCTTTTCACTCAGCACATGAATGGCTTACGTGTCGAGGAATTAGTGAGGTTAATTGGTCTGTTAATTCAGCAAATGCAGCAAATTTATTGCTTGATAATGGTATGCTTATCATTTCAGTATTGAATCCGCTTGTATCTCCAATTGATCCACAAACTTTATCAATTTTGGTGAGTGTCCGAGGTGGCGAAAATTTTGAATTCGCTAATCCTCGTTCATCTCTTGCTGAGACTGAATTTTCTTCTCCACCCACTGTTTTTACAGTTCAATCTGAAGATCGTGTTGATATGTCTATTTCAACATTACCATTTGGTGATGCTGGTTCTAAACATCCTAATCGATATGATTTGAATTTTGGTGAGAGAATTGTTTCTTTACGTGCTCTTTTGAGACGTTATTCATTGTATGATTATGATCTAAATAATTATGAGACTACTGTGAATAGAACTTTACGTCTTGGCAAATCTTATCCACTATTTCCACCAATGTTTGGTTATGATCCAGAAGGCACCGAGTATGCACAGAGTGTTTTTAACCCTGTGCTTCTTAAACCATGTAATTTTCGTCCAACTCATCCCATTACTTATGTGGGTTTGATGTACGGAGGTTTGCGTGGTGGTGTCAATTATATCATTAATGCAACTGATGGGCGTAGTGGAAATATTACTGAGGCGCGCGTTCAAAGAGTAACATCAACTAATTTAGGTGACTATCGAAGTATTACAACTGTTTCGTCAACTTTAATGACAGACGATAGAAATATCGTTAAATTTGCAAATTCTTTGACTTTACCTCAATATTCTGGTGGTGGAACTATTGCTAACGCTGATGTAAATGGAACTTTTAGTGTGTATTACCCACAAATGACTCAAGCATCAATGTATTATCCTGATCCATATCACTTCAAAACTGGAAATAGTTATGATTTTACATCGCGTACTAGTCTATTTTTGGATGTGATTTTGAAACAGGGTACTGCTAATGTAGCAGGTCCAAAAGGTTCATTTGGTGTTACAACATATATGGCTATAGGTACTGATTTTAGTGCTAATTGGTTACTGTGTTGTCCCACTTTAATTTACTATTTGGATATGCCTGTCGCATCACCACCCCCTTAAAACTTTTTTGGAAGTATAAACCAAATATACGATGGATGCATGTTTGCATACTATCTACTCAACGGCACAGTCGTTGGGGTCACCTTGTGTGATATACCATTGTAGAAATGTGTTTAAGTGAATTATTTTGAGCCTCAGCGAATGAGGTTTACTCACCGAGTTTCTACTTGGTGAGGTTTGGAGGAATCCCTCAAAATCAATTGTGATCTTT